TTTCTGTTCCAAAGAATACTAAGTGACGATCCGGTGTAGATACTATCATGTGTCTTGATGCAGTTGGTGCACCTGATATAATTGTTGCTCTTGTATTCTCCGCATTTGCTGCAGCAGAATTCCATTCAAACACTGCACTGTCATGTATGAGACAAATCGCTTTGTCACCAAAATTATCTAATGACCACATACCCGGTTCTAATACTAAGTCACCAGATGCAGCTTCTCCCCATGCTACAAAGTTTGTTGTGCTTGTAACTGTTGCTCCACCGCTATGAGCTGCAGCAGTGGTTCCTCTCACACCCCTTGTAACACCTGTAAGTTCACTACCAGATATACCTGTGTATGATATTTCTTCGTTATCTATTTTAATAAAGTTTGTACCACTATCTGGAAACTGTGATACGTCGCCTAATATAATTCCTGTGGTTACAACACCGTTAATACCATTAGTTAATGTAGTAGTCGGTTCTCCTATTACTTCACCACCCCAAGTTCCAAGTGACCAACCAAAACCTCTTGCCTGTACTGCTGGTCCTACAGGATAATAATGTTGTACTCTAATACCTCCCGATGTTGTTGCACCAGATCCTGATTCATTTGATGGCATTGTAATTGTAATAGTTGTGCTCGTTGGCACGGTAGTCACCATAAATTTTTTATCTTTAAAATCAGATTCTGCAAAATTAGAACCAGTAATAGAACTAAAATTATCTAACAATACTATATCTTGTTCTCCTATGCCATGAGCTCCACTAAAAGTTATTGTAACGCTTGATGATCCGTTAGTCGTGGTAAACGCGTTTGTAAGCGTAGTTGTAGTTTTAATAGGGTGTATGTCATAAAACACACCACCTGAGTATGCATATAAAATTCTGTTTGTGCCAATGATTGCGTATTTTCTAGCTTTACTATTTACAAAATGATGAAGTCCACGTCCTGCACCTGTTAGTTTATCGTCACCAAGTTGTTTCCAACCACCTATCTTTTCAGGCGTGCCATATCTAAATCTAACATTATCACAATCTACCCATTGACTCTCAGCTGTGGTTTCTGTAATTTGTTTGTTGATCCCAGGTAAAAAAGATACTTTTTGTAACATACGACTCCATTATAATACTATTTTACAAATGACGGTAGACCTAGTTTTGGTCTTCCATCAAACATGTTTTTATTAGCAAATGGGCCATTTACATGGTTATAATGTAGAAATACCTGACCGCAAATGTTGCCCTCAAACGGCTCTCGCCAATGTTCGAGTTTACAGCCACTATATACTAGCATATCTCCTACTTCAAGCAAGACTTTTGTACCTTTGGGTGCATCAGGCTTCACAACTCCTTTACGCTCGTTTATGACGCTGTCAGCCCCCGTACCATCGATAAATATAGGCCATGGATCTCCACCAAGATTTATTGTAGTGGATATCTCACAGCTAGGTCTATCTTTATGTCTGTGAAGAATATCTCCATTTTTATATAATCTTGCATATGAGTAGGTTGGTATTAATTCTAAACCTGTTTCTTTTTGCATTCTAGGTAATACTTTCATTAATAATGTTTCCATAACCATGTCTCCATAATGAGAATATGTATTAGGAACTTGTTGATCTGTCCAAGTGCCAAACATGCCAGTGTCATATATGATGTTGTTTTGATACATGAATTCTGTAGCTTCTCTTTTAAGTAAAAAATAATTAAATATAAAATTAGCTAACTCAAAAGATACTGCATTTTTTATTATTTGATATTTAAACATTAAAAGCTTTTTGTAAAAAATTAAAACTAACAGATATTCTTATATCATTAGATTCATTAGGTTCAACACAATGCCAAAGCCATGCAGGAAATATAATTATTCTACCTTCTAATGGATCTACACGAACCTCTCTCCATAGATGTGAAGGCGGTTGGCCTTCTTTTCTTCTTGGCATAACCATGTGTGCTGCTGCTCTTGGTTCGTTAAATACTATCTGTCCAGAGTTTTTGGGAGCTTTAATATAATACACTCCACTAAAATGACTGTTAGGATGTAAGTGTGGTCTGTTATATCCTCCTGGCGGATTTATATTAGCCCACATATTTCCTATGAGTGCTTCGCTTTCTAACCACTCTTCTTGAAATATTTCATGTTGCATTTTAAATAATTCATCTACTAAAGGTTTAAATACAGGTTTTCGATGCATATCTGTTGTGCTATGCCAACCTTTTACATTAGTTCTTTGTACGCCTTTGTCTTTTTGCGACCATTCAATAATTTCTTTTTCAAATAATCTATTATCTAAATTAACATCTTTAGCATATATAATAGTTGGAAAGTATGCAGCTTTAATCATTTTAATGGTGTACCTCCAAACCACATTACTAAAGATTTTCTATTGCCACGTGTTACGGGTGCAACTCGATGTCTAATAAATGAAGCAAAAAATACAGCTTGTCCTTGTACTATTTTTGCTGCTTGCCCTTCTTTTACTAATTCTAAATCACCACCTTCAAACTCGTGTTCAGGTGATAACAAACAAGTCATAGATATTTTTCTAATTGGTGGTTCGTTTTGACAATTAACATCATTATCCGTATGCCAATCATAGAAACCACCCTCTGGATATTCTGTGTATTGTGCCATCTCGGTGATTCGCATGCCTTCAAAACCAAAATGATTACCATTTGTTTGTATCATTGTTTTCTCTATTTGTTTATACATCTCATTCATTTTAGAAAATGGTATCCAACTTATATGTGAGGTTCTTGTTTTAGTATCTATTACACCGCCTTTAAGACCTTGATTACTTCCAACCGCTCCATTATTCTTAGGTTCATTTCTACCTGCATTAATTATCATCTGACATTGTTCAGGTGTAAACATAGGCTTAATAGTTTGAACTATATAAGACTTCCAACGTGGTTCTGTTAATATCATGCTGCACCTCTATTTTTTATAGGATCAAATTGCACATCACAGTTTGCAGCAAGAGTTCTTCTTGTTTCTTCTGTTCCATTAAAAGGATAAACTACATGTCTCATGTCATATGGAAAAATATAAAAATCTCTAAGATCCATTGGTGGTTGATAATCTATTTTTGCAAACTGACCATTAGCTGCGCCTAATATTTGAAGCCTACCATTTTGTTTAATGTGATCTGCAGAATATTCTTTACCATACGTTGATGGCAATTTTAAAATCATAACACTAGATAAACCTGTAAACAACATACCTCTGTGAATGTGCGCAGGATTATACTCATGTTGTTTCATCTCATTAACCCATATTGAATTAAGATGTAAATCATAGTCTTTAATTTTATTAAAATTTAAATAGTGTTCAAACATTTTCATAAAATAATGTGTAACTAATCTAGGTAGTCTGTTATGGTTTTTCATTTTTGTTTGATCTTCACCGTTATAATATAAAGAATGCTCATCCTCTATTTTTCCAACCAATTGCTGATTAGCCTTATCTAATTTATTTTTATTAATTTCATATATGTGATTAATAGTTATGAAAATATCTAATGGCACCTGATATTTTAAAACTGATTGACCTAAAAATACAAAATCAAATTTTGGATTTGTCATTATGCGTAAGTCTTTCTGCCTCTTTATAGCTACTTTCTAATTCACCAGATTTTCTAATTCGTTGTAGTGAATGTAGTTGACCTAATACATTAAACACTTCTGCCTCATTAGAATTTTTATTTAATGTTTTTGCTTTTTCAGCATATTGTATTCCATATGATTCTAATTGGTGTTGATTAACATCTTGGTCATTAAAAGATCCATCATTAAATTCTTTTTTTAATTTAGACCACATTTTAATTTCACGCATTCTATGTCTTGCAACTTTTTCCATAGTTGCTTTACTAAACCTAGCTTCATCTAAATCTATTTTATATTTAGTAGCTTTGTATTCGTCTTCTTCTTTATTTATTTTTTTCTCTAACCAAGTTATCTTTGCTTCGTTTCTTCTGTAGTCAAACGATAAATGCATAAGATTATCTAAATAACTAGATTGTTCTCTTACACACTGCCAATACTTTGCAGCTTTGGTTGGGTATCTATTATCTTGTAACACAGAAAAAAATAAATAAAGAAGAAGA